CAAAAAGGAAAACAACAAGCCTGGAGAGGGCCCTAGATCTCGGAAGCCCCGAAGATGCGCGGCACCGCCGCCAACGCCTGCAGATCGTCGCCGTCGTATTCGAGCATGGCCATCGCCCAGCGATCCATCTCGAAACCCAGCGTCGCAGCCGACACGTTCTTCTGGCCCTCCGGGACCTCCACTTCCAAACTGTTGAAAACAGCAAACATCTGCTGCTTCCGATCGTAGGTCACGGGTCGAATGGCACTCGACTCACCGTTCACAACGTCGGATGGCCTGAACACAGTGTCAGGCGCACTATCCTGGATCTCACGGATCTGGCGCTCTGCGGCACGGAGAACCGACTCGAGGTCGACCTTCTCCCCTGCCTTGAAGCCAGCGTCCACCAGGTGCTCCGCCCCCCATTCCGTCACGCGGATCGCCTTCTTCTGGCGGGAGTGGCGCGAGCTGCGCTGCGCGCACGAGTAAGCCAAATGCAAACACGCCACGCTCATGGGGTCAACCCGGCCTGCGAACATCACCGCCAGCGACGCGTACCGCGCGCCCGCCGTAGCGTAGATCATGTCCGGCGCCGTCGAAGCCGCCATTGGATGCACCCCAAGCTTGTTGAGGGTCCTTGCCACCGCGGGCACTATCGGGAAAGAGGGGTCGAGCTTCCCATCCTGCACTCGGAGGTGGAGGCCCACGAACTCCAGGCGCCCTGTTACGACGCACTTGAACTTCGCGGAAAAACCGATATCCGCCATTCTCCAGCTGACGGTATTGGCCAGGTGCTTCGGATCGCAAAAAGCCTCGATCCGCCCCGCCCCGTCATCCCCCTCGAAGGCCGCCTCGAACTTCACGCTCTTGGCCTTCGGCTGCTCCCAGATGCCCTTCTCTTCGTCCACAAGGACGGGCAACGGTTTGAAAGACCAATCGAAGGTCCCCTCCTGCACCCTTAGCTTGCCTGTGGCAGGGTTCAGACAGAAGAGGTGTTCCGGGTTCGAAAAAATCGATGACAGGGTGGCCCCGCACTCATTGCAGAAATTCACCCACGAGGTCAGGAGCCACCCTGAATCCAAGAACATGTCCTTGAATTGCAGGTTGATGCGTTTCTTGCCATCAACTGCTCCCGCCACGTTGTTGACGGTCATCGACATTCGGAGCCCGAGCTCCGTGTCCTTCTCGAGCCGGAAATCCACCTGCCTCTGGTAGATCCCGGCCCACTTTCCGGCCAGGAAGTTCCCGACCTTCTTGACGCACGCGTGCCAAAGCGCTAACGTCCCTGGGCTCCTCTCGTGGCATTCCATGGCGGTCTGGTCAATCTCCCAGCCCATCATGCCATCGGAGGTCATCTTCGATGCCCACGCACCCACGTAGTCCACGCGGCGCTTGTGCTTTATGGAAAGCCTCCGCAGGGCGCCTCTTTCGACGCCGTAGGTCAGGTCCTCGAGCAATTTGCCCATGGAGAGGTTGGCGCAGAATGCCTCTGGCCCATTGTCCACCACGGATCGGCAAGTTTTCCCGTGTTTGCACACAGACTCCAGTTTGCCGTTCGCGTTGCGAACCCTCATCTCCTCGCATGAATACGCGAGGCCCTCCCTTGCGTTGGCCATCTCCTGGGCGTTGTACTTGCCCGCAGGGCACTCGAACGGAGCCACCATGCCATACATTGCAACGAATGACTCCTCCATCCGCTCCTGCGAGATGACGTTGTTCAGGAAGGCTCCACTGAACCTCTCCATGTTGTTCGCGCAAACTGTCCCGGGGGTGTAGCTCAGGGCGTCGTACCCTTCCACTTCCCACTCCCGAGCGTACGGGTCGCAAAGTACGACCTGCACGTCATATTCCGTCGCGAAGCGTTTGAGCACGGCGAGGTAGTCGGGCCAGTGCCCGCCTGCTTTCACGCACCCGATGCCCTTCGGCATATACACTTCCTTGACGCTTTTTGCGCGCATGGCGATTCCCAGGCTGTTCAAAGCCATGTGGAACTTCTCCAAACGTTGCACCCGCCCGTCCCGATCATGGGGCCCGTCGCTCACCTTCCCTCCTGCCCACTGAGCATAGAGATTCACCACCGTGGTGTCCCCGCTTTCGTGAACCGAAATCGACCCGTAATGCTTCCAGTCCGGCCTGTGGACCTTCGGCCTGTTCTTGTACGTGTTCGCTGCTGGGTGTTTCAGGAAGATGGGCTTGGCGACCCCGGCCGCGAAATTTGTGCACAAATTCGCCTGATGCGCTATCCAACCCTTGACTTTAGTGATGTCCCGCTTCCGAACGGAGACATGACTGTGCGGCTTCCACCGCTTGTCTGGCTTTGGGTCGAACCTACCTTCGGCGCTCCTAGAGACCTGGCGCGGGTCTTGCACGTTCGGGACAAGCCCGCCCGCGTCCGCTGTCGGTCCCGTTGCCACTGTTGTGGGCACGGCAATGGCCATCGCTGTCTCGCCTGGTGCGACCGACAGCCCGGCCAATGGCTCGGCCCCCTCCGTGGCTGCCACTGCTACCTGATCCATCCGGGCCAGCTCCTTGAAAGTATCCAGCACTGCAGTCTTACCCGCGACAACATGGGTGGTGGGGTACACTCCGCCCGTGTCTTGCGTGAAAGAAATATGCGCTCTCAAGGCAATCTTGGCTTGCACGATGGCTTCGCTCGAAGCTGCTGCCTTCGCGGGATTCTCAAGCTCTCCAGTCTTAGCCGGCTTCTGCGGCTGCATCTCGGTCCCCTCACCTGTCTTCGCCAGTCTGATGGCTCGGGATTTGGTGGACCACGGGTTCTTCACCGGTGCTACTGGTGCATTGGCTCTGGCTGCGGCGGCCGCCTTGACATGTGGCGACTGCGGCTTCGGCTCGCCGTCCGAAGCAGAAGGTGGTGTACTCTCCTCGCTGCCTTTCTCTTCTGGTCTATTCTTGGCCCACGCCTTTGGCACTGTAAGTGACTCCACGAAGGCGGTGGCGATAGCAGGTGTGTCAAACTGCTGGATCATTTTCTCAGACCAACGAGCAAATTCAGGTCTGCCGCAGCAGGTGGTCTGTTCTACCAACCTGGTGCCCTGCATTTGCAGAACGTACAGAATCACGCTCTGAACGTCCGGGTGACCGTCTCTCGTGTCGATCGCATTGATAAGCGCGTTTTGCGTGTCGCGCGTCATCTTGCTGGCCTTGATGTTGGCCAAATTATGCAGATTTTTGTACGTCTTCGCGTCAATCTGTATCTTGCAAACTTGTGTGGGAGGTAGGACTTGTGATCCGGCACCCTGCCAGCCGCGCCGCAGCTGCCGGGTGCAGTTCGCGCACTCTGTAGGCGCGAGAAACCAGGCTGTCCATTCAGCATCCTCCATGACCAACTCCTTCACCTGCGGGTGGCATCGCGTGCACACCTGGTAGTTGTACGACTCGAACGCGCGAATAAGGCTCGGCGCCGTGTCGTTTTTCCGTCCCAACCACCGGCGAAGCGGAGTGTCCTTGTCCAGCTTCCGGGAAAGGCTATCCTCCCCCCTCAGCCTACGCTGCGCATCGTCGGCGCGGAGAGCCAATCTCCGCCCGCGCTCCACAGACCTCTCAACAGCAGGCACTCCCCTGACGCGTAAATAGCCGTCGTGCACACTGTCCGCGGCGCTGGCCATCGCGACCACGCCTCTCACCGCTGCGTCGTATACAGGATCCATGACCTTCCTGCAACGAAAGTGGGGCCCGATGCCCTGTCTCTTCGCCCTCCAAGCACAGCAAGACTCGCTGCTACCCTAACTAGCTTAAGGTGTACTGACGCCGGTATGTTGGTGTCTGCTCCAAGGTTTCCCAGGTGAGGTCGGGTGACCTACGGATTGATGAGGACTGAGCAATCCACACCACCCGCTTCCGCTCTTCGACCACGAAAGGTGGCGAAGGTCCACTAAACTCTGCAGTGCGCGGCGAGACAAGCAGGCTTGTCAAGCACGGGGTACAAAGCTAGAAGACAGAATCCCGGACGGATACGTTCTAACACGCTTTCGCAACACGTCACGTGGGGGATGCCGCCCCGCTTCGGGGACTAAGTCAGGTGGCACCGATGCCTGACCTCCGTCCTCGTCAACCTATCTTTCAAGGTGAGTTCTTGCATGTCATGGTGAATCGAATTCTTTTTATCCCTTGAACGGGAGGGAAAGTGTCTACAGCAAGGCACGCACGTGGCTCATCGTAAATCGCCTCTGGTCGAAAACTTCTTTCGCCACAAGGGTGCCGTGAGCCCGGTGACCGCGGCACCGGCTGCTGCGTTGGCGGCGGCGGAAAAACGTGACCTTTCGGCCTTCTGCATTTGCGCGTTGATGACCTCAGGCGCGGCAGTCGGTGGCATGCTCTGAAGTCGATTGAGCAGCCGAGACGCCGGATAACGCCCGCGCATCGACGCGTGCGCAGTAAAACGGTACGTCTGCGGCGTGCTGTGGGGCACAGCTTCAAAAATGACGCAGATCGTGCTGAGGGCGCGAGTGGTGTTCTTATGCGGGAGCGTGCTCATAACCCCATCTGGGGGCGGCTCGTCAGCCCATGTGGCAAAAGAACGGAAAAAGTCGTCGTTATCAAGAGGCCCATCCCAACTTCTAAATGAGTTGTATGAATTCATATCCACGGGCGAGGTGGAGAAGGTCCGCGGACGGCGAAACTGCTCGGCCCCGAGGGTCTCCGTCCCGCGCATACCGATGATGCTGTCCGCGACGGCATTCCAGTCGCCGGTGCCCATGCGCTCGGGGTTGTAGGGAAGCTCGAGCCTGGATGTCAAGTTGGCGACATAAACAGTCCCAGAAACATCCATCGACTTCCCCGTGGACACAATCTCCACTCCGCACTTGGCGGCGCATGCGGACAAAGGCGGGTCATTATCTAAAATTGGCAAACTCCAAGGGCCCGTCATTGCGGCCGCTAGATAAAGATCGACCATAGTGGCGGTCGCGGACGCCGTCCCCGGGTTGGTCACAAACAGCATGCGACGCTTGTTGGAGACCTCGACGCTGTCCGTGACTTTGTCGCTGATCTCCAATGAGCTCCCGTCGGGGTAAGGCCGCGGAACTGGCGCGTGAGAACGTACGTCGAATACAGTAAGTGAATTTTTCTGTGGTTGACGACGTGCAGCCGGTTTCCGGGCAGGTGGCGAAGCGCGTCCCGAAGAGCTCGCCGCTGGCTTCCTGTACGGCTTGGCGTAACTCCGGCCCTGGCCCTGCGCTGGCGCGCGGCTGGGCTTGGCCTGCGTCCTCCGTGAACGCGCCGGAGCCATAACAGGCAGTTAATAAAAGGTGTGTAATTGTGCCTCAATAAAGTAATAAAATTGACACGTGGCACGGGATCAATCGATCCGGCTTAGTAGCCCAGATGCCCTGTGACCCTGAGCAAGGGGAACCGTAATAACATTTCGTCCCTAATTTGTATACCGGCGGGACTCATCAGTTGGCTCCGGTAGTTCAGGGCGCCGCGAGTTCTGCGAATCGCAGTGCGCAGCACCCCGAAGGATAAATGTGGCGGACGCACCGCGGAAAAAGGTAAAACTACCCCCACGCTCCCAAGGGACGGGCGCGCGGGGGGTGTGGGCCGCGGAAAGAGCAAACCCCCATCCTTTCCCCAGTTGGAACAGTGGCCCGAGGCATGATCTTCCCCAGGTAAGGACGTGGCTACCACCTACCACCGTGGCGGGTAGGGGGGGGTTCAAGCTTACGAGCAATACATCGCTAAGCCCACCAAAAA